AGCACTCAGCCAGTTTTACTTATTTATAGAACTAAACCAACTGATTTTAATTTTGATATACCAATCGAACACTATTGGTATAACGATGAGAACGGAAATCACAGAGATATTTTTGAAGAAAAGTTTAGAGAGTGTAGGAGAGTTAATATATTACATGCTCACTACACTCCTTTGGAATTAATAGAAGAGAATAAAGATAAAATACATTCTTATATAATCCATAATTGTTTAGATAAGGTTGTAGTAGAAACCGGTATAAGTGATTTACCATTTGGTTGGACTCCTTATTATTCTCAAAAGTGGGAAACTGAAATACTATCATATGCTAAAAACAAAGTATGGATAGGATTGTATGAATTGAAAGGAGAGAAGTTTGAAGGTTCTGTTAATATACCATCTTATTACGAATTCACTCACAATAAAGAGTTATCAGATTCCAAACTAATAGGATTTACTGCAAGATGTGAGAGTAGAAAGAACCCACATTATTTAGACCAATTGGAAGGATTTATGTTTACTAATATAAGAATTTTTCAGAAGACTTGGAAGCATACAACTGATATAAACTTTAGGAACTTAAAACAAATTCAATATGAAAGCCCATTTGAAGAAATATATTATGGTATGGATTGGGGTATATCTCATTGTGCATTTTCTGCTGAACCATTTGGGTTCTCCATATTTCAGAGTTTAGATTGGGGGAAATTACCTATCATATCAAAAGATTGGTGTGAGGATATACATTATAAATTTAGAGCTGGTACTAAAGAAGAATTTAAAGATATTTATGATAGTATTGGATATCTCACATATGAAGAGAAAAAAGAGGAGTTTGATAAATTTAAATATTTATTAGCACAACGTTTCAATACAAAGCAAAGTTGGAGAGAACAATTAACAAACTTATATAATGCCTAGAGTTCAGGGAGACAATTTAGAATTATCGAATTTAAAAGCAGCGACAGGTAATACGGCTACTTCTAACTACTCCATTGCTACTGCGGCAGGAACAACAACCGGTCCAATTGCATTTTCGGATTTTACAATAGATGCGGTAACTTCAACTATATCAGGATTCACATATGTAAAGGAATCAACTGCGGAAACATTTAATATGAACTTTACAAACGCCGGAAGTAGATTCCTAAGTAGAGTTGGTTCTCAATATAATAATTTCACATGGAGTTTATCAGCAGGAGCAGAATTTTCAATTCAATCTCTTCCTCCGTATAACCCAACGGTAACTGCAAACGCTGTAGGTAATTCATCTACATTAGCTGCACCAACTGCTAGAACACTAACCGCAACATTCAGAGACCTTTATAACAATCATGCTACTAACTATAACATAGCTATGACAAAAACTATTTATAATGTAGATGATTATGCTGGAGCTAGTGGACTGTGTTTGCATTTAGATGAGATGATTGAGATGTGGGATGGTACATTTAAGAAAGCTGGTGATTTAGTAGAAGAGGATGTTGTAAAAGCATACTTTCCTCCACATTTTCAACAAGTAGATGATTTTAACTTCTATGATTGGGAATATTATACACCTGGAGGAATATTAGTTCCTGCTTATGTAAAAGATGTTGCATACACATTTGTTGACAGATGGAATATAGTAAGAACTGATAAAGGTGATGTTAGAGGAAATGGTGAACATCCAATGATGATATGGGATGTGAACGAAGAAGTTTATAAATTTAAACCATTGGGATTACTTCAAGCAGGAGATAAACTTATAAAGGTAATAGGAGAAAACCAAATAGAAGAAGTAGAGATAACTGCTAATGAGGTTCAATCATCGACATTAGAGGTTGTATCGATAGATGTTGAAGATGTGGATACATATATAGTAAATGGATTCGTTACTCACAATAAGGGTGCAAATTCGTTAGCGGGGTATTCAATATCAACCAACCCAACTATATCAATTGGTGCAGTAAGTATTGGAGGGGATACATACAAACGATTAACATTGAGTACAAATTCAGCGGTAGTATCTCCTGGTTCAACTGCGATTACTGCAAACTATTCTTATGATATACAGATAGCATCTGATAGTGGATTTAGTTCTATATTAGCAACTTTTAGTGCTTATAGTTCTAATACACTAAACTATAAGACGGGTTCTACTATTTTTGCGAGAGCAAGAACTAACTTTGCAGGATTACAAAGTGGGTTTGGTTCAACTGCAACTGGATAATAAAATAATATAATATGTTTAAGATAACAAAACAATTAGTAACCGATGGAAAATTGATGGAGAGAATCTACGTTTCCAAAGATGAGACATTTGCAGGGGTCGAGGTGTTCGAAACTGAGGTGGAAGCTACCGAAAAGAAGGAAGAATTAGAAAGTTTGGATAATTTTGGTGCTAAATATAAGGTTACAGAAATATCGTAATATTTATAGATATATACCATAATTAAAACAAACTAAAAAAATGGAAAACAAATTGTTATCTCAAGATGAACTAAACGAAATAGTTCAGTTACGAAATGAATTTGCAAATGTCTTTGCAAGTATTGGTTCTATTCAATCGAGAATAAAAGAATTGGAAGAGGAAAACGAAACAAACTACATCTCCCTTAAAGAAATTCAAAAAAAAGAGGAAGTATTATTCGAAAAACTAAAGAATAATTACGGAGAAGGGAATATAGATTTGATTACCGGAGAATTTAAACCGATTCAGTAATATTTTAGAAGTTTCTTTTGATATTTATATGGAGGAAATCTAAAAATTTTTAAATAAAGATAACATGGCAGAAAAAATTGTATCACCTGGGGTATTTACAAGAGAGAACGACCTTTCTTTCTTACCACAAGGTATATCGCAGATAGGAGCAGCGATAGTTGGACCAACTGAAAAAGGACCAGCTTTCATTCCTACTTTAATAACAACACAGGCTGAGTATGAAAGTATTTTCGGTACTCCAAAAGATTACTACACAGGATATGCAGTTCAGAACTATCTAAGAGATGCTGGTGCTGTAACTGTTGTAAGAGTTGGTGGAATCGGTGGATACTCTCAAAGAGGTTCATTAGCGGTTATCGCAAATGATACTACCACTGGTGTTAAACAAATGGTAGCAGTATTGGCACATAGTTCATCTGCAAATTCTTCATCATTTACTATAGCTAATAGTACATTAGTTGGTGCAGCTGAATTTGGGGTATTCTCTATTACAGGTTCTAGTGCTCAATATAGAATGGATATGAAAAAGAGTTCAGCTGATTCAATCGATGATGTATTAGGAACTTCACCTTCATTTAACAGATTAGCATATGCTTACAAATACTTTGACCACACTAAAACTGCTTTATCATCTTCAACTATTGATGGTGATGTAGTTTTTGCATCGGATTCAGAAACTTTATCTGCACAAAACTTTACTGCTGATGCAAGTAATGCAAGCACTCCATATATTCAATCTCAATTATACAATGGAACAACTAGATATAACTTATTTAGAATTCATACTATAGCTGATGGAAACGCAGAGAACGTAAGATTCAAAGTTCAGATTTCTAACATCAAATCTTCAAATGGTTCAGATTACGGAACATTCAGTTTAGCATTAAGAGCATTTGATGATACAGATAAGAGAAAATCAATATTAGAACAATATAACAATTTAACATTAGACCCATCTTCTCCTAACTTCATTGGAAGAAGAATTGGTGATAGAGATGTAACGATTGATGCGGTAGGTAAAATTACTGAAACAGGAGATTACCAAAATAGAAGTAAGTTTATTAGAGTTGAAGTATCAACTACTACATATCCTGTAACTGCTATTCCTTTTGGACATGATAAGTATGAATTACCTGTTAATTGTATCGCAGCGGATTCAACTGATTTAACTGCGTTATTCCCAATTGTAACTTATACATCAGCTTCATTTAGTTCATCAATATTCTCAAGTGGATTTGATTTCGAAACTGCAATCGTAGCTGATAACAATAAAAACTATTTAGCTCCAATACCTGTAGGTGCTGGAAATGGTGCTAACTACTCTTTCGGTTTAGATAACCCTAAAGGAGTTACTTCATTCTCAAGATATGGTTTAGGATTGAGTGCAGCTGAAACAACTGATTCAACTCAAACCGCAATGAGAAACTTCACTTTGGCTTTTCAAGGTGGATGGGATGGAATTGACCCAACTGTAACAATTAATAAGGGAGAAGATATTAGTGCAACGAATACACAAGGATTCAATTGTGCAGCATCAACAACAAGTGGTTCAGTAGCTTATGCTAAAGCATTAAACGCTGTTCAAAACCCTGATGAATATGATATCAACTTATTAATCACTCCTGGTATTATCAGACAATATCATCCTTATGTAACAACTAAGGCAATCGATATTTGTCAAGAAAGAGAAGATGTGTTCTATATTGCAGATTTTGCTGGAGCAAGTGCTACTATTTCAGAAGCAGTTGAGCAAGCAGCAGGAGAAGATACTAACTATGTAGCTACTTACTACCCTTGGATTAAAACAATTGATGTAAATACTAACAAATTAGTAGCAGTTCCACCATCAGTATTATTAGCAGGTACATTCGCACAAAACGATAGATTAGGTGCTGAGTGGTTCGCACCAGCTGGTTTAAACAGAGGTGGTATTGCAGGGGCAGTTCAAGTATTGAATAGATTAACTCAATCAGAGAGAGATACATTATACGAAGGAAAAGTTAACCCAATCGCTACATTCCCTGGACAAGGTATTAGTGCATTTGGACAGAAGACTTTACAAGATAAAGCATCTGCATTAGATAGAATCAACGTAAGAAGATTGTTAATTAACTTAAAGAAGTTTGTTGCATCTACTTCAAGATTCTTAGTGTTCGAACAAAATACGGCACAAACAAGAAGTAAATTCTTAAATACTGTAAATCCTTACTTAGAAGCAGTTCAACAAAGACAAGGGCTTTACGCATTTAGAGTGGTTATGGACGAGACAAATAATACACCAGATGTAATCGACAGAAACATATTACAAGGTTCTGTGTTTTTACAACCTGCTAAGACAGCTGAATTCATCGTAATTGATTTCAACATCTTACCGACAGGAGCATCATTTAGTGTATAATTTCGATAACTGATATTTATATAAAAGAAATAAAAAATGGCAGAAGTATTAGAATTTAACGAAATGTTTTATACCAATTTCGAACCTAAGATGAAAAACAGATTCATCGTAGAAATAGATGGTATTCCTTCATACTTAGTAAAAGTGGCTAACAGACCTACAATTCAGTTTGAAACTGTAGTGTTAGACCATATTAACATCAAAAGAAAGTTAAAAGGTAAAGGTGATTGGCAAGATTTATCTATGACACTTTACGACCCAATTGTTCCTTCTGGAGCACAGGCGGTAATGGAGTGGATTAGAACATCGCACGAATCTTTGACAGGTAGAGATGGATACGCAGAATTCTATAAGAAGGATGTGGATTTCTATATGTTAGGTCCAGTAGGTGATAAGATTGAGCAATGGAAATTAAAAGGTGCATATATCCAACAAGCGAACTTCGGTGAGTTAGATTGGAGTAATGCTACCGACCCTGCGACAATCGAAATCACATTAACTTACGATTACGCAATCTTAGAATTCTAAACAATATTCCTTACGGATGCTACCGAAGGACAGCCCTCATCAGAAATGGTGGGGGTTTTTTGTTTTTTGAAAATTTAAGATATATATATTTATATACAAACAATAAGTTATTATTATGGCAGAAAGCAATTACGATTTTCCAACGGAGGTTATAACACTCCCATCAGAGGGTAAAGCATACCCAGAATCAAATCCCCTATCTAAGGGTACAGTAGAAATCAAATATATGACGGCTAAGGAAGAAGAAATTCTTTCATCGCAAAACCTTATCAAAAAAGGTGTAGTTTTGGATAAATTATTTGAATCCATTATAGTTGAGAAAAGTATTAACATCGATGATATCTTAATCGGAGATAAGAATGCTATTATGTTGGCTACTCGTATATTAGCATATGGGCCTCAATATGAAGTTGAAACATATGGTAATGGTGATGACAGAGAGACTGTTCATATAGATTTAACATCTATCAGAACAAAAGATATAGATGCTTCTAAACTAAAAAGAGATAACAGATATGATTTCACAACTCCATCTGGTAATAAATTAGTTATTAAACTATTAACTCATGGAGATGAGGGTAAGATAGATGCGGATATTAAAGCATTATCTAAATTTAATAAAGGGGGAGTTAGTGCAGAATTAACAACTCGTTATCGTTATATGATACAATCAGTAGATGGTAAGGAGGATATGAAAAGCATAACAGATTTTATCAATAACAGATTTATAACTAGAGATACTAGAGCAATGAGAGAGTTTATCAAAGAAATCTCTCCAGATGTAGTTATGGAATACGAATACGAAGACCCTGAGACAGGAGAAAAGGAGGTACGCCCGATTCCAATGGGCGTAGGGTTTTTTTACCCTTCCCTCTAATTATTCTGTTCAATTACATAATCAAATATTTGAATTATGTTATTATGGAAATGGATTTAATCAATCGGAGGTTTATAAACTTCCGGTTCATTTGAGGAACTTTTATTATAAGAAATTAGCGGATGCTAAAAAAACTGAAAATGATAGTATGAAAAAACAATCAAATTCAGTAGGTAAACCAAAGACACCATCAAAAGTGAGAGTTAATAGATAACTCTCATTTTTTTTATAATGATATTTATAAGAGTATAAACATACTTCAAAATGAAATTAAAAGTAACAAAAGAAGAAAAAGCTAAATTAACCGAAGTTCTTACCAAACATAGAGGTATGAATGAAGGTATAATCAAATGGATTTTCAACAAATATCTTACAAGTAAAATCAAAAACGATAGTGATATTATGAGTAAGCTTACTGCGGCAGATAAAGCTATGGATAACCTTAAAGACAGTATAGCTGATGTTGAAAAAAGAGGGTATAAAGTAGACCCTGAGCTTAAAAAAATGGTTGGTTTAAAATAAATTAGATTCATAAATGGCTGGACATGGACACGATAATAGTGGTGCAGAGCATAGGAATGACTTAGAGAAGGAATATCAAGACCTTCTCAAAGTTAGTACTTCTCAGATAGGTATCATGCAGAGACAAATGGATATCTATGCGGATACTTATGCTAATTTGACTCCAGTAGGAAAAAAACACATTGACCAATTAAGAGAGGGAACGGATACATTATCAGACCAAAAATCTATAGTAACTCAGATAAACAAATACAAAAAAGAAAGAAATTTTTTAGAAGATAAATATAAGCAAACTGGATTTGGCATTTATGATGATTTGAGAGCTCAGATGCAGCTTCAAATTAGTACACTTGATGTAATGAATAAACGTATAAGTGCTATTAAAGCAGTTGGTGATGCGGCTGACCATACTGCTCAAAGTGTTAATGGTATACTTGGTGATATGGAACATCATTTAAATCATATACCATTAGTAGGGGGCATGTTTGCAAAAATAGCATCGGGGCCTGTTCATGAACTACAACACAACATAACCGAAGCGGCTGGAGCGTTTAAAGTTGGGTTTGGTAAAGCATTATCGGAAGGTAAAACTGCGTTTCAGGCGTTGGGTGTTGCGGGTAAGGCATCGTTTGCTTCATTTGGAGCACTTCTTAATCCAGTTGTATTAACATTAGCTGCAATAGGATTAGCAATAGGAGCAGGATTTGCCAGATATCATGAATTAGAAGCGGCGGCAACTGATTTCAAAGTTCAAACAGGTTTAGCGGGAGTTAATCTACATGATATAGAATCTACTATACATCATGCTCAAATGGGTATGGTAGATATCGGTGTAACCGCCGGAGAAATGAGTAAAGCGATGTCGGAGTTTACAAACGAATTCTCGGATTTATCTATACCAGCTGAATCAACTGCAATGTCCGTTGCAATGATGTCAAAGCAATTTGGTGTAATGGGAGGAGAAGTAGCGGGAGTTAATAAACTATTCCAAAATATGGGAGGGCTATCCGAACAACAGGCACAATATTTAGCGGGTTCTGTTGTAGAAATGGCTAATTTGGCTCAAGTTGCACCTGATACTGTAATTAAAGATATATCTCAGAATAGTAAAGAGATAATGACATATAACAGAGGAAGTGTAAAAGAGATTGCTAAGATGGCAGTTAATGCTGCTAAATTAGGAACTTCTATGAAAGAAACCGCTGCAGTATCGGAAAAACTTTTAGATTTCGAAGATAGTATAACAAAAGAATTGGAATTAAGTGCTTTAGTTGGAAGAGATTTAAATTTTGCTAGAGCTAGAGAATTGGCATTTGCCGGTGATACGTTAGGGGCTCAGCAAGAGATGGTTAAGCAATTAGACCAAATGGGAGACCTTAGCCAATTAGATGCAATTACCAAAAAACAAATAGAGGAAACAACTGGAATGGAATTGGACTCTTTGGTTAATCAACAGAGAATCCGAAAACAATTTGGTACATTAGGTAAAGACCAATTAGCAGCAGCGAATGCATTATTAGATAAGGGAATAGATATAAACGATGTAAGTGAAGCAGATTTAGTAGCTCAAACTAAGAGAATGAAATCTCAGGAAAGTATGGCGGATGCTATGTCTAAGATAGGAAACAAACTATCTGCTATTGGAGTTGCATTTAGTGATATGTTTGCACCTTTAGGTCTTTTTGTAGTCAATGTATTAGGTGGGCTTGTAAATGTACTTAGTAATGTAATAGTTCCTATATTTAAAGGATTGGGTAAGGTGATATATTATGCATTTTGGCCACTTAATAACGTTGGTAAACTTTTTCAAGGTATAATTGGATATATGAAAGAATATAGTGCTATAGCGTTGGTGGGGGCTACTACTTGGGCATCTATTGTATTGTATCAAAATGCTTCTAACATAGCAACTGCGTATGGCAATACTCTTCAGACAGTTCGTAATTTTCTTCAAAATCAAACTCTCACAACTAGAATAGCTGAATGGGCTACAGAAAAAGCTAAAAATGCAACTGAACTTATAGGTCAGGGTATTGCTTATGCAAGAGCAAGTATTGAAAAAAGAGGTTTGCTGTTGGGAATTGCTGATATGGCAATTGGAGCATTTAAATCAGTAGTTAATATTCCAATTATAGGTCCTATATTAGCAGCTGCTGCTGCAGCTGGAGCATTTGCATTGGGTATGGGATTTTTTAGTAAAGCGGGAGACGTTATGAGTCCTGCTGATGGTAAGACTAGAATATCTACAAAAGAAGGTGGGTTATTCGAACTATCTCCAAATGATGATTTAATAGCAGCGCCTGGAGCGGCAGATGCAATGGCAGGTGGTGTAAGTGGAAACGCTTCAGCTGGAGGAAGTGGTGCAATCGCAGGATTAGTTAATTCAATGATAACAGAGATAAGAGGATTAAGAACTGATTTAGCATCAGGAAAGGTTGCAGTTTATATGGATGGTAGATTGGTTACTGCACAGGTTGCTTCAACAGCGGCTAAAAACCCAGTAACTTCTTAATATGGGAAAATCAATATTAGAACTTTTTGAAAGTAAACCGGTATCAAAGCAAATACCTCAAGATAAACCTACGAGTGGAACACCTCAGGGAGGTCAATTTCTTATTGATAGAAATAATAGGGTTGGTGCTTTCTTTAGTAGAGTATTAGGAACAAATGACCCATTAAGAGAAACTGCATTTGAGCAGGAAACAAATGGTAACAGAGTTAGAACATTTGTAAATCAAACTGCACTTTACGGAACTGATTTAATTAGAATAACTAACCAATCAACTGATGTGGTTGATGGTATGAAAGCAGCTAAGACGAGTGAAGCTAATGCAAATTTAGTTGCTATATTAGATAACGCAAATAAGATAGAAGGTAATAGTGGATTTGTAGGGAAGGTAAATCGTTTCTTAGGGATACCACGAATAATATATCCATCATCATTAAGAGCAAATCCAAAATTCTTAGAAGCGGCACCTAGAAAACCGGAAACATTGGCGGAAATTAGAAAAGATGCAGCGGGTACTTTATTTGGTAGATACTTAAAAGATACCGGAACAGGAACTCCTCAGCAGGCATCTAAAAGAGTAATTGGTGGTGGGTTAAGTTTAGCTAAAGGTGTTATTAGAAATGTATTAATTGGAAAGGAAAAGATTGTACAGGTAACATCTGGTAGTTTAGATAATTTTAACCAAAAGTATTATTTTGGAAATACATATCAGGCATCAATGACAACCCAAACTACACCTGACTCAAAGAATACATTTGATATATCACTTAATTCACCTATATTTGGGTTTGATATTAAAGATGGTAAATTTGGAAAAACAAGATTCTCTAATCAAAGTAGTTATGGACTTGAATTATCTTATACAACCGCTAATCCAAAAAAAGGAGAACCTGATAATATAAAATTAGTATCGAAATATAATACTTGGAAAAAAGACGATACAAAAAGAATGATGGGCCCGTATGATAATGGGGCAGGTGGTGCGGCAAAGGATGTGCAGTTGGGACCATTTGGTTTAGCTCTTGGATTACTTGAATCAAAAAGCACAATTTTAAATTTTATAAAACCAAAAAGTTTAAATAGAGAAAATTGGCTGAAGGATAGATATACATTAGATAATAGTACTAAAACTGTTACATCAGGTGGAAAAAGATACGATGAAACATTAGATAAGAGAAGGGGATTATCAACGGATAGAGATGTACTAAATCAAACAGGTAGATTAACCGCTGCAGAATTAGAATCGATTAAATTTAACGAGAAAACATTAGTAAATACAGATTTTGCTCCACTTAGATTTAAAAGTGTATCAGATGGTTCTGCTGTTTATTTTAGAAGTATAGTAAGCGGATTCAACGAAACGTTCTCTCCATCATGGGAAGAAAGTAGAATGATTGGTTCGCCATTTAGTTTTTATACATACCAAAAGATAGAGAGGAAACTAACTTTCAATATGAAGGTTTATGCAATGTCTCAATCTGAATTAGTAATGATGTGGAGAAGATTAGAATATTTAGCACACTTAACATATCCGGCTTCATATTCAGGAGGTGGCATTGTTCAACCTAATTTAGTTAAGTTTACATTCGGTAGTATCTATAACGATAAAGTTTGTTTTATAGATGCATTAACATATTCCATCGAAGATAGTGAAAACCTTTGGGAAACAGGTGGTGGAAAAGTAAAAAACAAAAGAGGTAGGTACTTATTCGATGGTACTTTTTATAAAGATGCTACAAATTCAGGCCCTACTTTGAGCACTACAACTACAGAGGTATATGAAACTACTAGAGATAGAATAATGCAATCTGATTCTAGAGCAGAAAATTCAAAGTATATAAACGAAATCTATAGTAAAAAAGATAGAAAAAGTAATATTCACACAGAAACAGCTTCACAAATCGTTTCAACCGGTAATTATAATATGGATGAATATAAGCTACCTAAAATAATAAACGCAGCAGTTGGTTTAACATTTATTGAAAGTAGAAATGATACTACTGCTAATATTTACGGATATGGTAAACCTATAACATAATATGAGATATACTAACGTAAAGACAAAAAGATTAGCTACTGGCAAAAGAGTATTATCAACGGTGATACCTCGTACTATTGAAAAAAGAGATGATGATATTTACATTATTACTCAGGAAACAGATAGATTAGATTTACTTGCACAACAATTTTATGGTGAAAGTAAATTATGGTGGATTATTGCACAGGCGAATAATATAAATGGAGCTAATATAGGTTTAGATGGCGGTATTCAATTGAGAATTCCAAAGAATAAATTTTTGATAATAAATAATTTATAGAATTATGGCATTAGGTTTCCCTTGGTATAGAGGTATCGACTCTTATATAATAACAGAATTAAATGCTAGAAAGAATCCACAGACGGTATCGGGTATGGTGCCTTGGATTTATGTCACATCTAATTTAGGTGGACAAAAAACTATATCTTCTGGTACATATGCGGATATAATAGGGGATGCATATAAGTTAGATAAAGAATATGGATTTAGACCTTCTCCTATAATTACGGATTTCTCAGTAGATTTTTCACAAAGAGGAACTCTTAGAGCGGGTACGATAAAAATAAAATGTTTTACTGTAGAACAATATACGGATATTCTTAAATATTTTTTAGAACCAGGAATTAGTGTATTCATTCAATGGGGTTGGAATAAAACTGCGGCAAGTGGTAAAGCAGTTGGCCCTTTAGCAGCTAATGCAGGAAATGTAAATTCATATAATAGAAATCCTGATACATTAAATGCAATTAGACAAGCAAACGGTGGGTGTTATGATAATATGGTTGGTATTATAACAGGTGGTGATAGTTCAATTGATGGTGAAAATTTTGAAGTTCAATGTAAAGTAACTACAATAGGAGAAGTTCTATTTAATTATAATCAGGCAGCAGTAACCGTAGATGGGGAAAAGCCTGAGCCTATAGCGTATGAGATAGCACCTGGTTCATTATCACTTCAAAATAATTGGTACTATTGTTTTAATCAATTACCAGATGAAGTTAGAACTACAAAGGTTCAGGCATTGAAATCGGAATTTGCTAAATACCAATATAATGAGTTTGTCAACTTTATGGAGGATATTTTAGAAGAAGCTAAAACTGAAACTGCAAAAAGTGGTTGGTTTACCGGTGATATAACATATAAAGGAGCATCATTTCAAGCGTTAGATGCGGAGAGTCCAGTTACACCAAAAAAATATATTAGTTTTAACGCATTTATTAAAATATTAAACGAAACTCGTGTAAAAATATCAGGTGGGGCAGCTGAATTTAATGTTAACATAGACAACACTTACATAAGTTCTTTTCCTGGAATATTTTCTAGCGATGATAGAGTTTTTATACCAAATAAAGCAACCTATAATTATTTAGGTGATAATAAGTATTTCAAAGAAGCAGGAGGTACATCGGGTGGTACAATGGATACCTCTCTTGGTACTATTAGTTTTCCAGGAGTAGATGGTGCTATTACGAGTACTACTGTAACAAAAGGAAGTGAAACAATAACATTAGCTGCGAATACATTTGGTGATATGCGATGGGTTTATTTAGATTCTGAAGTTGTAGCAGAGGCATTAAGAAATCAAACTAAACCAATTAAGGAAGTATTGGATGGAGTATTATCTGTAATGTCGGAAGCAGTAGAGGGATTGTGGTCATTTCAGATGATAGAAAATAGTGGTCAACTAAAAATAGTAGATTCTAACTTAAGAAATACTGAAAAGAATAACGTTCATACATTTTCATTATCTGGAACTGATAGCGTATTTCTTACTGCAAAATTTGGAATGGATATATCAAAGGCAACTCAATCAAAAATATATTTAGAAAAATCTACGGGTTTAAAAAATCCAAATGAATTAACTGGATTATTTTCAAACCAAACTGATAATATATTAGCAAAACAAACGGTAGATACATCAAACCCCGCTGCAGGTGAAGATACTGCTTTAACTGATGCAAAGACACAAGGTTGGATTGATTTTAGAAGAAATAATAGATTGGCAGTCCATCCTAAAGCAACTCTCAAAGGTGAATCTGAAATAGGAGATGGTAATTTAGATGAGTGGGCAGTACCGGTAGTATGTTTAAATAAAAAAATATTCACAGACCAACTTAAAACATACCTTACTGGGGTTGGGGTAGCATACACAGGTAGAACATTACCCGTAGAGTTTAGTTTCACTGTTTTAGGTATAAGTGGATTTAAAGTTGGTCATTTGTATAGAGTAATAGGTTTACCTGATTATTATAATAACAAAGGAGCATTTCAAGTAGAAGAAAT